TTAAGGTATCTTAGGGTACTATATCTTATGTCTTATGTCAATCTATTTATTTTATGTCTATTTCATACTAAAGATACGATTTCTCTTGACAAGAGCATCAAAATAGTCTATAATTACACTTAACCAATTATAGGAAGACTTATGCCCATTTTCAGCTATAGTGACCTTTATAACAAATCTAACAACATGCTCATCAGAGATATCTTCTCTGAATGGAACCCTGATGCCCTCCTTACTTTAGACAAGAATGGTAAAGAAGGTAAGATTTGTCTATTTAAGCTTTATATGGCCCATACTGTCGATGACCCTTCTGAAGTAGTCTTTGCTGAAGAAGTCTTTGGAGACCTCTTCTTCTGGCAATGCCTCTCTGAAGCCAACTGGTTCCAGAAGCATATCCAAGAATGGAGACACCTTGCAGCCATTAAGCGTAAACAGAAAGCCTTCAAGGCCATTATCCAAGAAGTAGAGAACAAAGGACGTAGCTCCTTCTCTGCTGCTAAGTACCTTATCGAAGAACCTTGGAAGGTTGGTAACGCTGCTGAGCGTAAGAAGATCAGAAAGCAAATCTCCGATAGTGCTGAAGCTGCCCTTGGAGATTCCTCTGTACAGTCAGACCTCAAGAGACTTAAGGAACAAGGATTAATTCAATAATGGGTACATTAGAATCTAGAACCCCAAAGACTAGAGGTAAAAACTCTAAAGCTACTCTAAGTGCACTTGATAGAGCTAACTGGCGTGTAAATCCAGATAAACCTAAAAAACCATTTGCTACTTTAAAACTAATTCGTAAAAAGAGACAGCTTGAAGCTGAACTAAAAAAGAAAAAGTAATGACTAAAGCCTTAGTTCAGGAAATCAGAGAAGCTGCTGAAGCCGATTTAGGGTACTTCATCAAGCTTATTGCCCCTGAACAGGTACTCGGGGCTTGTCATGAAGAAGTCCTTCAATGGTGGAATAGACCAAACCACAAGTCTCACCAACTACTGTTGTTCCCCAGAGACCACCAGAAGTCTCGTCTAGTCGCCTATAGGGTTGTCTGGGAACTAACTAAAGACCCCACCCTAAGAGTATTGTACATCTCTGCTACTGCTAACCTTGCTGAGAAGCAGCTTAGCTTTATGAAGTCGATCTTTACAAGCGAAATCTACAGACGCTATTGGCCTCTACATGTCCACCCTGAAGAGGGTAAGCGCAAGAAGTGGTCTGTGTCTGAGATTATGTTAGACCACCCTCTCAGAGAGTCAGAGAAGATCAGAGACCCCTCTATCTTTACTGCTGGTCTGACTACTGGTATCACGGGTATGCACTGCGACATCGCTGTTATGGATGACGTGGTGGTTTATGAGAATGCTTACTCCAGAGAAGGTAGAGAGAAGGTTAAGAGCCAATACTCTCTTCTGTCGAGTATCGAAGGTGCTAACGCCAAGGAGTGGGTTGTAGGCACTAGGTACCATCCTGCTGATCTATATTCTGAGCTTATGTCTATGACTCAGGATACCTTCGATGAAGAAGGTGATATCGTAGGCTCTGACTCTATCTATGAAGTCTATGAGAAGGCTGTAGAGTCCCGTGGGGATGGTACTGGAGAGTTCCTCTGGCCCAGACAGCAGCGTAAAGATGGTAAGTGGTTTGGCTTCGATCAGAAGATTCTGGCTAAGAAGCGTGGACAGTATTTAGATCGTGGTCAGTTTAGAGCACAGTACTACAATGACCCCAGCGACCCTGACAACGTACCTGTCACTAAGGATAAGTTCCAATACTACGAACGTAAGTTCCTAAGCCAAGAGAATGGACACTGGAAGTTCCGTGGTAAGAGACTGAATGTGGTTGCTGCTGTTGACTTTGCATTTAGTCTAAGCAAAAAGGCTGACTTTACTGCTATTGTTGTGGTAGGTATGGACAGTGAAGGACAAGTCTACGTGTTGGATATTGATCGGTTTCGTACTGATCGTATTAGTGAATACTTTGAGCATATACTTCAATTATCAAATAAATGGGGATTTAGAAAGCTTAGAGCAGAGGTTACAGTCGCTCAAGCAGTCATTGTCAGACAGATCAAAGAACTGATCCGAGATAATGGCCTAAGTATTTCCATTGATGAGCACCGTCCTCAGAGCAAGTCCAAGCAAGAAAGAATGATGGCCATACTTGAACCCCGCTATGATAACTTGCTTATCTGGCATTATAAGGGGGGTGAATGTCAAACATTGGAGGAAGAGCTTGCTACTCGGAATCCTGCACACGATGATGTTATTGATGCTCTTAGCAACGCTATTGATATTGCTGTAAAGCCTGCTGGAGCATCTAACGCACAACGCACTTCCAACATTGACTGGAGTGCATTCAAGTTTAGAGGACAAAATGCCGCCTAAGCCCGCCCCTAAGGCTAAGACTCCAGTCTACAAGCCTGAGACACTCCGTAAGGAGCAACTTAAGAAGAACAAACCCAAGACTAAAAACTCTATGGGATACAAAGGAGCTACCAGAGTTTAATGGCTGGTACTGTATTAGACCTAGATTCCATCGTCAGTCCTGACCAACTGGCTTGTGAGATTGCTAATAAGTGGATGGAGTGGAACTCCTACCGCTCCTCTTGGATTGAGGAGAAGAAGGAACTCCGTAACTACCTCTATGCTACGTCTACCAAGACCACTAGCAATGCTATCCTGCCTTGGTCTAACACCACCACCACTCCTAAACTGACTCAGATCAGTGATAACCTCCATGCTAACTACATGGCTACCCTATTCCCTCAGAACAAGTGGATGAAATGGGAGGCTCTAGACAAGGAATCTGGTACTAAGCTTAAGAGGGACATTATCCAAGCCTATATGGATAACAAACTACGTCAGTCTAACTTCACCACTGTAGCCTCTAAGCTTGTTCAAGACTATATTATTTACGGTAACTGCTTTGCTACGGTAGAGTTTGAGAAGTCTTTTCGTACAAAGAAGGATGGTCAGCCTGTTTTAGACTACGTAGGCCCACGTATAGTACGTATCAGCCCTTACGATATCTGCTTTAACCCTACCGCAGCCTCATTTGCCCATACTCCGAAGATCATTAAGTCTATTATGACCATTGGAGAGGTCAAGAAATACATCGAAGATAGTGGAAATACTGCCTATAACGGCGTCTTTACCCGTATGATTGATTCTAGAAATGCTGTAAAGGGTAGCGACGGTGATGTCTCTAAAGGAAATGCTTATACTGCTGACGGCTTTACTGATATCCGGAACTATTATAATTCAAATTATGTCGAGATTCTCACATTTTACGGAGATATGTACGACTACACTACCGGAACTCTACTTAGAGACCGTATTATATCGGTAGTAGACCGTGCTTATGTCCTTGAGAACAAGGAACAACCCTCTTGGAACGGTAAAGCACCTATTTTCCATGCTGGTTGGAGAGAAAGACCAGATAACCTCTACGCTATGGGGCCTCTGGACAACCTTGTTGGTATGCAATACCGCATTGACCACCTTGAGAACCTCAAAGCTGACGTATTTGACCAAATTGCCTACCCAATTACCAAGATTAAGGGTGATGTTGAGGAGTTTGATTATGCTCCGGGTAGCCGTATCTACATGGGTGAAGAAGGAGACGTAGCCTACCTTGTCCCAGACGCCACAGCCCTTCAGGCAGACTTCCAGATCAGAGCACTTGAAGACAAAATGGAAGAGATGGCAGGTGCCCCTAGGCAAGCTATGGGTATCCGTACTCCGGGTGAGAAGACAGCATTTGAAGTAGAGCAACTCCAGAACTCTGCCTCTAGAATCTTTGAACACAAGGCTGCTCACTTCGAGAAGGTATTCCTTGAGCCTGTGCTTAATGCCATGCTAGAACTCTCTACCAGAAACCTCGATATGGTGGATAAGATTGAGGTTGTAGACCCTAACTCTGGTGTTTCTGTCTTTAGAACTATTGAGAAGAAGGACATCTCTGGTAACGGTAAGATTATCCCTATGGGTGCCCGCCACTTCGCAGAGAGAGCTAGACGTATCCAAAGCCTTAGCACCCTCTGGCAGATTAAGGCTGGTGATCCTTCTGTCGGTGCCCACCTGTCTGGTAAGAAGTTTGCTCAGATTCTAGCTGAGGAACTGTCTGAACCAGAACTGTTTGGTGAAAACATCGCAGTTAAGGAGCAAGCCGAGACTCAGATGGCTATGCAAGACCAAGAAGCAGATAATATGGAAATGCTTCAGATTTCAGCGGAGAATGGATTATGAAACCTAAACCCAATCCTTTTATTAAAGCGCAAGAAGCTTATGCTAAAGGTGCTAAGGCTATTAAGAAAGCTGGTGGACTAACCGCAGCTAGAAAGAAGTTAGCTAAAAAGGCTAAATAATGAATATCCGGTGGTCTAAAGCTGGCTACACCAAGGAAGAGGTGGACAGATTTAAACCTGCCTTGGAAGCCCTGAAAGAAATCTTAGAGACAGACTACCTCAAGAAGGAAGCTGTCCGGGATTACTCCCCTGGATGGGAGTACAAACAAATCGCTGTAAATGAACACAACGCTGTCCTTGAATCTATTATAAAGCTGGTGTCCTTTAACGATGATATGTAGCTTTTGTAAAGAGGATAAAGAAGGCTTATTTTTCTACAAAAATTCTGGTAGAAAAACTGGGCTTGACCACATGTGTATAGCTTGTAGAAAAGCTTACATAAAAGTCTGGTCTAAAACAGAGGCAGGCTCAAAGTGTAGGGCTAAGGCAAGGCGAGAATTCTATTTAAGCAATAAAGACTACGAGTTGTCTAAAAGCAGGCAATGGCGTAAAGGTAAGAGAGAAGGTACTCCAAGTTGGCTAACACAAGACCAATTAAAACAAATTGAGTACACGTATGCGCTTGCTAGAGATTGTAAGGTTACAACTGGCGAACCTTACGAAGTAGACCATATAGTTCCACTTAGAGGTGAGAATGTCTGTGGACTACATGTTCCTTGGAATCTTCAAGTTTTACCAAGAGACATAAATGCTGGTAAAGGAAATAGACTGAGATAACCAAGCTCTCAGTGATGTAATTAAACTCTTAACCGTAGAGAAGGAATAAAATGTTATTTGAGGACCAAACCAAGGGTCAAGACGGCAATCAGAATCA